CGGCGCTCGCGGCGGTGTATGCGGCGCCTGCGGCGTTTGCGGCGGCCTATGCGGCGCGCGCGGCGGCGTCTGCGGCGGCGTATGCGGCGTCTGCGGCGCGCGCGGCGGCGTATGCGGCGTTTGCGGCGTTTGCGGCGGCGTATGCGGCGTTTGCGGCGTTTGCGGCGGCGTTTGCGGCGGCGTATGCGGCGTATGCGGCGTTTGCGGCGTATGCGGCGTATGCGGCGTCTGCGGCGCGCGCGGCGGCGTCTGCGGCGGCGAATCTATTCATCTCTGATGCATCGGCCAGATATATCTTTGCCGCCTCTATAGCCTTTCTAACGCGATCATCTTTCGGGTATCGTTTTTCATAAATTGGCAGAACTTTCTCCGCGCAGAAAATAGCTAGTTTCACGCTGTCCTCCTTCTTCCAGTGGCGTGCCTCAATGATTCTCATGCTCTCCCATGCTTCTTTGTCTTTTTCGATGTGTGATTTCCCTTTTACTTCAACCTTCGCAATAACAGAACCACTGACATAACGCAGAGCGTCAATAGCTCTGATGGATGCGTGAAAACCGCCTGAGCAACATCTGACTTCTCCTTCGTGCTTTTTCCATGCATCCGTCCACGAACAATCCCCTCGGTCTGATTTTATTTTTCCATCTTGGAGATGGAGGAATTTCCATAGTGTTTTCATATTCATTCTTCTTTCAAAGTCTTACGTACTCGCTCCGCTGCTGCTTCTCCTTGGCCTACGGGGTAGACGTTGCCGAGGGCGAGACGACCGAGGTCAATAGAACCTCCTGACCACACATGATCCTCAACGTCTACGGAGTCGTGAGAGACATGAACACTGGCATATGTCTCCCCAATCTTCGGCTGCCACTTCTCCCCTTCAGGTTTCCAGCCGTCATCTTTGAGTTCGGCGATGTGGTTGTAGAACATGGCAACCGTTTCCCATTTCTCACCATATTCACTATTTGCGGAAACGAACCGGATATCTCCCACCTCTCCTAGAATCTTTCTGCGCTCACCATCACGAACGATGTAGGAACCTTTTGGAAATTCGGACATATTAAACGCTTCTTTGTCGCAAGGAATTAGAGATTGCACGCCGCGCTAAATCTGATTCCATTCTATGCTGCGGGCATCTTTTCGTTTTTGCTGATTTCGCCTCAAATCTGCATCCGCAATCAACGCAGTTTGTCATTTTAGGCTTTCTATTATTCATGACTTTGTTATGAGTTCGTTCATTTGTCGAATAACTTTTTCCCCAATCGGAGTGCTTCGATTCGCGTCGCGAGATACACATGTTTCGACGTCCGCATTCATCTGTACGATTTCAAATTCTGCGCGATAATCATGCGCAAGCTGCCGTAATCTCGCTTCATGTTTTGGATGAAGATTTGTGTCATCCACGATGATTGAGTGACCTGATATCAAAGCCGAAACAATAATCTTGTCACGGATTTTGCAAATAAACCGCTCTCGATCATCTGACCATTCACCGGCATGAAGCATCATGCGAAGCTCGTCTTTATTGACGCGCTTGAGCACGCCGCCCGACTTTCGCACTTCATCGAGCGCATACGTTGTCTTTCCAGACGCCGGAAGTCCGCGCAGCATGATGAGTTTTTTCATATCGTTATTTCTACTCTCGGATTTTTGGCATCAATGTCGCACGGTTCAAACTGCGGACAAACGAATTTGTCGTCTTTGATGATTCCCGCATGTTTAAGTACGTCTTGGACGCCTTTAAGATAATTCGTGTGATCCGTTCTTTTATTCTTCATGTAGACCTTGATTCGGTACACCAACGGAGACTCAAACGTGGGCACAAGCATCTTCCCGCGTCTCTGAGCACGTACCTCCGCTATCGCATGACCCTGCCATTGGGCAAATTTGGCCGTTGGGACGAGTCTTCGACCGAATCTTGATATCTGATGCCTTCCGTTGTCTGTCGGGGCCTCTGAGAGCGAAATTACGATTCGCATACTTTCAGAAAAACGACAGCGATGATGATCAGCGTCCCGCCAAGAATGAAAATCGTTGGCGCATCGTGTCGCAACTTTCGCAAAAACCAGTTTTCGCGACGGCGCCCGTAGATGGGGTCGATAATTTTCATAGTTTTCTTTTCGTTTTTGGATAAAGCTCGCAAACAAGCTCCCAATGTACAAAGCGCTCGTTGAACCGAATCTCAACGCGCGAAAATCTTTTTGAGTCTTTCGCGCTATCGAAACTCGCTTCTGCCGCTTCTTTGGTTTTGAACGGAACGACGATTTCCCTGATCGGTATCGGCATATCAGAATTGACCGTCCCACGCAGGAACGAATTCGATTTCTCGATAGAACACCGAGCCGCGCGCATTTTTAATCTGCGTATCTGCCGCATCTAGTTTCATTTGGATTTGAGCCTCCGATCCGTACACCGTCACTCGCCGAATCTCTTTTGTTTTGTACATCTCGTACTCGATAACGCCGATGCGCTTTAACGCAACCGCGTCCATTCCGTTTCGCACGACAATCTTTCCTTCCGCGATGAGCTTCGCCCGCTGTTGCGCCGTCATAGCGCCAAGGCCAAAGTTCTGAAAATGCGACTCACCTCGCAAGAATGCGGCTCGAGCTGCCTCGATCTGCCCGCGACCATGTTCGATGTATTTGTTTGTTTCAATCTGCATAGGACAATTTTTTTAGTGATTCCTGCAAACTTCGTTCGCTCTGCATGGATGGTGGCGATATCGACTCCGCTTTCGACATCCATGTCGCGAGTCGCCGTGTGATCTCAAAAGTTTCCTGCATTTCCCATCGCAGCTTTTTCCCTGAACGACTTGGTTCGGTCCAGTAGCTCACGAATTTTTGAATCTCACGACGCGCAAACTCTTCCGACACCCCTCGGCTCACGTAGTAGGCTACGGCCTTCTCGTGGCGCTCGGGTGTGTCAAAAAAACTCTTGGCATTTTCGCTTGGCGTTGGCGCGAGCGTGAGCGAGCGATTTTCCTCCCCCTGCACCCCCTTCCCCTCCCCTTCTTTATTTCTTACATTCTTATCTTCTTGCATTCTTTCCGACGCGCGCGTTCCTATATGCTGCCTGTCATTTGCCTGCCGTGTTGTCTGCCGTTTGTCTGCCGTTTGTCTGCCGTTTTGCCTGTCATCTGATTGGTACTCACGCCATTTTGATATAGTAATTACGCGGTATTTATTCGTTGTTTTGTCTGTCACTTCGCCTGTCATTTTTAGTTTATCTAGCGCAATTCTTGTCTGCCGTATTGTCAAACCTACTTTTTTCGCTAAATCTGGCAAAGAAGTAATAACTTGACCTGGATTGACCTCTAACCCCTGCCATCTCCCTTGTTCGTGATTTACGGTCAGCAGAAGATACACAAACAATGCGACGACATTTGGATCACCGTGCCATTCCCAATCAAGCATTTTTCGATGAATTTTTACCCATCCATTTTTTTCAATCATAGGTGTTGCTCTGGCTCTGGAATGTAGATGCCGATATCTGCGGCATCTGCTCGAATTCTTTCGACGAATTCAAAGAAATCCGCCTTGGATAGCCGTGATGTTGATCCGGGCAATCTGATGATTTTTCCGCGATAGTTCACTTCCTTCGGTTGCAAAAATCGACGTTTGTATATTTCGTGCAATTCTTCGACAGAATGGCCGGTATCTCTGGAAATAACGGGGAGGACAACGCCCCAATACCAATTGTTCTGATTGTGGCTTCTCGTCTTCCGTTTTTTGGATATCTTAAGTTCCAGCTCCTCCCCGTTTTTCATTCGCCAGAGGAATGCATTCAAGGCTGTGTCATCGCGGATCACCATTTTTCCGTCCTGAACCATGGCCTTGAATGATGCGTCTGGCATATGCGTCAAAAAGCCATGAGCTCACCAACAATCTTCTCGACCTCATCGAGCGTCGCCTTCTCGTATGCGTGCAAAGCCTCAATTTCGTCCTGTACGGTTTCCCGAGCCACTTCAATGACATGGAAGTCCTTTACCTTCAATCGAGGGTCGTATAGACAGAAATAGAGCTTCTGGAGATTCTCGTTCACGATGAAGTACTGCATGACTTGCTCGCGATATTCGCTCGGAACTTCGTTGGTCAGCACGGCTTCGATGTGGCGCGCGGACGACAAGCATTTAACTTCAACGGCTTCCGTGATGCTCTTTCCGCTTTTTGGCGCAACGAATGCGTCCGGAGAAACGGCGATGTTTTCGTTATCTTCGCGCTCCCAAATGACGAGCGATGTATCAACTTTTTTTCCTGTCATCGCTTCGAATCGTTCCACGGCTTCGCTTTCAAGTCGCGTCCCGCGGTCCATTGGATTTTCACCATCCGCCGGAATACCGATGCGTTCAGCGATGAGCTCGTAGAATCCGATTTTCTTGCCAGTCCCCCGCTTTACAATAATGTCTTTCAGTCGCGATCCTGTGATTTTACAAAGACGAGCCGCGAGCCATTGGTCGCGGTCTTCAAATGATTGAATCTTCATATTTTATTGCGCAATTCGTTGCTTTAGCCCAGCGATAATCCCCTGAGCATGAAGCGTTGAGATTTCTGTATATGAGATGTTGTACTTTTCTCGGCATTTCTGAGCGAGTTCCGCCTTCGTCATCCCGACTTTTTTCGCAAGTTCATCAATTTCTTCAAGCTGCTCTTTTGTTGCCTTCTCTGATCGGTTTGTCTCTTTTCGTGGCTTTTCCGGTGGAACTTCCATGTCATCCAGGTCTTGCGTGAAAGAATCTGAAAGACCAAGACGTAAAACAGCGTCAATTTGAGCTCGTTTTTCTGCAATCTTGATCGTCGTATTTACCATGTCGTTCTTTTCATGCAGTGAGCACGCCCCACGTCCTTCGCTAACAACTTCTCCGGATGGGATATGAACGAGCTTGCAGATGTACGCGATGGTTGAGCTTGCGCTTGGAATCATCGAGAGTGTTTCCGAATCTTTTGCGAAATCCGCGCGGAGCTGGAGCAGCGAGCAGAACTTTTCTGCGCCCGGTTTAAATAGGCAGTCTTTTGATTCGCGGCCACCCATCTTTATCTTTCCGTAATCAATGCCAGGCGCGAGGTTGCTTTTGATGAATTTTTTAATGAGCTTCCGTCGATCTGTTTCAATCTTAAATTGAGATTCTAGATGTTTCGGGTCAAGAGCGGTCGCGCGCTCACCAACGATAATGGCCGAAGTTTCCATAAATGATGTTTCGTGTGTTAGTCATCCTCCATGATTTCAGTTTCAATGTCGATATCCCTGTCGGATTCGATGTCAGCTTGGTTTTTGTCGCAAAGTAAGCACATGCCCAGATCTTCAATCGCTTTGATGTCTCCTTCTTGGAAGCATGGAAAACCGCAACGTGGGCAGTCCTTCATAATTGATGGGTTAGGCGAAATAAATGCTTGCAACGACGCAGCCATGAGCGCGGATAGCGCAATAAAATCACGAGCCCCGAAGCGCACGCGCTTTGGGAGAAACGTTTGTTCGAACTTGTATCGCATATGTGTGGTGCAGGCTTTTGCACGCTCGTGGCGCGGGTCAATGAGGGATTCATGCTTTTACCCCCATTGGCGCCCGCCATGAGCAAACAAAAACCCACGGTTATTCCGTGGGTTGTGTAGGCAGATTCTTTCTGTGTCGCTGAAGTTCGTTTGTGCGACGCATGATGAAGAAAGAAAAACAATCGTTTGATTGCCTACCTACACAACCCATCGGCTTTGTAAGTAATTCGTTCGTTCTGTTGTCGAGGTTCTTCGTCACCGTCGCGGGGCGTCCGTTCATTGGTGATTCCCTTAGGGATCTCGGATGGAACCAGTCGAGACCGATTCTTCCGTTCACCCGTTCCCTCTCAGCGATGACTATATCATAGTCCATATGATGGACATCGTCAAGAGCTAGGTGTGGATAACTCCATGCTATGGACACGCCTATAAATATAGGGTAATATCGCTGCATGACTACGAAATACATCCTTTTGTCTGACTGGGCTCGTGCGCGAGGGATGCCGAATCAAAAGGCTCAAGACCTCGCCCGTCGTGGACGATTAAAGAAGGTCGTTAAAAAGCGGATGATCCGCGTCCATCGCCTCGTGATCCCCTCTGACTTCCAATTCGACGATCAGTGCCCTACCTCGTCATAGGCTTTTTGAACGTCTGGATCGCAAATGTCCATATAGACTTGCGAACTGTTGAGATGCAGGTGGCCGAGGTGCGCTTGGATATATCGCGGGTGGATTCGCGCTTGTACTTCTCTCATGCCAAATCCATGCCGGAAGCTATGCGGAGAAATGCACCGTCGTTCTCGTACGCGTTCTACGATTCGCTGGACGGATCGCGTTGTCATCCCTTCTCCCCTGTTTTGCTGAGCCATGGATATAAATACATGATCCGTTTTTGCCACTTCTTTTCTTTTTTCAAGGTACTCGATGAGATATTCGTTTGTCTCGTCGTTCCAAAAAATCATTCGTTTTTTTCTATTTTTCTTTGAAATAATAACGGCTCTTCGTTCTCCTCTGATGATTTGGCCTATACGCAGGTCGCAAAGCTCTGAGACGCGTACGCCGGATGAATAAAGAAAAAGGATGATAACTTTGTCGCGAAGAGTGAGAAGCCGGTCCGCTAGTATTTTATCCGCCATCGCCTTAGCTTCTTCTGTTTCAATGGGCGTATATGGCGTAGATACGTATTTCGGAATGCGTACGAGGCGATAGTCCCAAAAAATAACTCGCCGCAAAAAGAGATATTTCATGAACTGCCGCAATGCAATAAGCATATAGGCGATTGAGCTGTCATGGTACTTCTTTGCCTTCAAATGAGCGTAATATCCCGTTAGATGAGCTATTGTGACATCTTGCGCGTGAATATCTCCCGCGTAGCCTATAAACCGTTTTATGAGGTCTGTGTATGTGCGAACAGTACACGGAGCGTATACGGTCATTCCCCACTGCTTAAATTCTTCAAGAGCTGTACTGAGTATCATAAAACCGCCGACAATTATTCCGTGTTTCAGCGTTGCGGGCTTACACACGGAGTTGTCAGCGGTATATCGTAAAATACCGCAATCCGTCTCTGTCCGCAGCGAGCGCAATGCGCTGCCTTTTCAGGCACAGAAAACAAGGATTGATTTAGCGGTTACACTACAACCATATTTGCTGAGAAACGTCAAGGGTATGGACACGATTCGCGTGCGTCGTTACCCTCGCGGCGGATTACCTATCCATTGAATGATATGGCGAAAAATAAAAAAATTGGTAGACCTACAAAGTATACGCAGAATCTTGCTGCAAAGATTTGCGCAGGGCTTGCTGATGGAAAGTCTTTGCGGACTGTTTGTGAGCCGGATGACATGCCGGACAAATCCACGGTTTTTAATTGGCTACACGATAACCAGGACTTTCTCGACCAATATACGCGCGCAAAAGAAGAAAGCGCTGATCTTTTAGTCGATGAAATGCTTGCGATTGCTGATGATGGTAGTAATGATTTGATGACGATTGGGAAAGGCGATAAATCATACGAGATTGAGAATAAGGAAGTGACAAATCGTTCGAAGCTGCGCGTAGAAACGCGTAAATGGATTGCTTCAAAGCTTAAACCGAAAAAATACGGAGACAAGATTGACCATACAACGAACGGCAAAGATCTTCCTACGCCAATTTTAGGCTATGTATCAAGCGACAACAGCAACGCGAAAGATCATGCGGATGAGAAAACGGATACGAGGAATACAAGGGGGAACGTCAGCAAGCAAAACAGTAAGCGTCCTCCTTTACTTGATTCACTTGGCGCAAAGTGACAAGACGCCAACCCTTACGTCTGTGGTATCTGAATCGTTTCCGCATCTAAAACGCGGCTGTATCCGTGATTTTCTTTCTATCATGCAGCAGCATGGATACTACCGCGACGACGCATGGAATAAGTCGGATTTCATTTATACATTTGAAACCGGCTCGCGTTTAGAGTTCTTTTCAGCGGATCAGCCTTCAAAAGTGCGCGGTCCGCGTCGTGATCGCCTTTTTGTGAATGAGGCGAACAATGTCCCATATGAAGCGTTTGATCAGCTTGAGGTGCGCACGAAGAGTTTTATTTATTGCGATTGGAACCCAACGAATGAGTTTTGGTTTTACACGGATATTATAGGCAAGCGCGACGACGCGGAATTGATTATTCTCACATACAAGGACAATGAAGCGCTTGATCCAAACATTGTTGCATCTATTGAGCAGCGCAGAGCGAATATAAACTGGTGGAAGGTGTACGGGGAGGGGCAGCTGGGCGTCACAGAAGGTCGTATATTCAAAGATTGGAAAATAATTGATGAGATACCGCATGAAGCTAGAATTGAACGTATAGGCTTAGATTTTGGTTATACAAATGATCCGAGTGCTGCTGTTGATATCTATAAGTACAATGGAGGTTTTATCGTTGACGAACGAATATACCAGAAAGGGATGAGCAACAAGCAAATTGCGGATATCTTGCTGAATGATCCAAAGTCTCTTGTAAAAGCGGATAGCTCGGAGCCGAAGAGTATAGACGAGATTCGTTTGCATGGCGTGTTGATTATGCCTGCCCTCAAAGGCGTTGGAAGCGTTAATTCGGGTATTCAATTTGTCCAGAATCAAAAGATCAGCGTCACAAAGCGAAGCGTCAATATCATAAAAGAGTTTCGCAACTACATGTGGATGACTGATCGCGATGGTCGAATTATCAACGTCCCCATGGATGCATGGAATCACGCGATGGATGCCATTCGCTACGGCATGGAAGACTTTATGCTCCAAGAAAAAGAAGAGGAAAATCGGTATCGTCAACCTGAATACGAACCACAAAGCATCTATGAAGGCTAGTACAAAACAGGTGCGCGTTATGCTCTCGAAGCAGAGCGACTCTTTGCAAGACTTGCGGCACGACTTTATACTTCGGTCGATTCCGCGGCTGCATCGACTCCTCATGGAGAAGTTCCCGCAGGCACGCGATTGGTTTGGATACGGACTTGCTGCAAATGAGGACGATCCACGAAAGCTCACGCTTCTACGTGGAAAGAAGGTCATTGCTAGAAATTTTACTCTCTAACACGCACGTTTTCACACAAAAAATCTTCCGAGCACAATCCGGCGCTTAGGTCCGGTACACACTATGACGAACGAGCAAATCGTAAAACAATGCCGCGATGAATATGAGAACGGCATTATCTACCGTCAGGGTCGCGCAAATGCTTGGAAGGAAATCGAAGATCAGTACTTTGGACGAGTAAAAAAGACACTGAAAGGCCGTTTCAACATCCCAGTTCCGGTCATGTCCGGCTTTGTTGATACACTCATGTCGAAACTGGATGATTACCCGCTTTTGCGGTTTTTGCCGTCTGAAGAGTCAGATTTTCGCGTCAGTCGCAAACTGCAAGCTCTTTGGGACAAAACGAGCAAAAAGGACGATTTTGATTATGATTTGATTGATTTGGATGGTCGCAAGCTCGGTATCATGTCAGGCCGCGCTATCTTCAAGGTCTTTGGCGAATCGCATAATGGTTTCAAGTTCAACATTTTCAATACTGATCATTACGATTTCTACATCGACCCAACAGCGGGCGGCGATATCGAGCGCGCGCGATTTCTCGGAGAAGACAACATTTTTAAGCGAAAAAGCGATTTGCTCGAAGGGGCTGATCAAGGCATTTACGACAAGAAGGCGGTCGTGCAGGTCCTTGCTGGATTGACGGAAAGCTCAATCAAAGAGAACGAAGACCGATATAAAAACAAAGCCAGTCGATTGAATGCACTTGGTATGTCCGCAATGTACAACTTCATGGCGGAAGCAACGGACAGGTTTATTGAATCTGGAACCGTCGTGAATGGCGAGCGTTACTATGTTCTGTGGAATTACGCAACCGGTTTTGCTATTCGTTGCATCCCGCTCAAAGAAATGTTCGGGAGCGGCATGTGGCAATGGAAGTCGTGGGCGACGCATCGTGATACATTCAACTTCTGGAGCAAGGCTCCGGCAGATGACATCTCCCCTATCTCCGAAGCCATTCGCCTATTCTTGAACCAAGAGCTTGATAACCGCCAAAAGCGCAATTTTGGACAGCGCGCGTACGATCCGAAGATGTTTGACGGCGCTGAGCTTGAATACCGGCCAAACGGTCTTGTCGCGATAAAGGCCGGAACGACGACGCGTCAAATCTCTGAGGGCATTTATGAGTTTCAAACGCCGGAATTGAATGGAACGATCAACCTCGTGAATTGGCTTGATAACATTGCCGGACAAAAGTCTGGAGTGACAGCTGCGACTCAGGGGCAAGCGGATGATGTGAAGGTCGGTATCTACCAAGGGAACATGCAGCAAGTTGCGGACCGCCTTGGCATGTACAACAAGAGCTATACGAAGTGCCACAAGGCTATTGGACGCGCTTTTGTGTGGGCGTGCTATGAGCATCTTAACAAATCTCAGGCGGTGAAGATTATCGGTGAAAATGGCGCAGAATGGGACTCAATCAAAGGATCGGAAATCAATCCAGATATGGATGTATCCGTTGAGTCGAGCGCATCGGAAATGCAAGTCAACGAGGTAAAAAAGACACGCCGCACAAATGCGATTAGCGCAATTATATCCAATCCCGCGCTTGTTTCTGGCGTCAATGCGAAATGGGCAAATGAGCAGATTTTGCTCAATGGCGAGTTCACGGATGAGGAAGTTCGAGCGGCTTTGGATGTTGAGAACTATGGAAATCGTGAGGTTTTGGCGCGCGCAGCTGAGGCACTTGAAGAGCTTGTTGCTGGAAAAACGCCAAAAACATTCCGCGGAGCAAATACGGCGTTTCAGCAGAAGCTCCTTGATTTTGCCATGGATAATACGGATGACGACATGGCCCTCTTTCAGCGCATCATGGCGTATTCTGAGTCGCACAACGATATTGTCATGGAAAACATGCAGCGAAAGGCTATGCGCCAGCGTTCGCAGATGGGCATGGGGTCAATCCCCCCTTCCGTTTCCGGTTCTCCGGCTTCAGAAGCGATGACGCCAATGAATGCGCCAGCTCCGGGTATTCCAAGCGAAACGACCCCAATCGCATAGTATGAAGACATCATCTGAAATCCTTGAGAAGCTCGGGTCAATCAACGCAAATGATTATGACGAAGTTTTTCTTCGTCGTGTCGAGCTGTGGAAAAGGAGCGTTGGCGAGATCGAGGCTGTGCGTGCGCTCGCTGACCATTTTGTCATCAAAGGCATGGTCGCCGCGCATCAAGTACGCATCAAAGAAATCAACGACTTACTTCTCAATCAGCGAAAAATGGACGTTATTGACCGAGAAATGCTGCTAAACGAGCGAGATGTCATTTCAAACTTTCTCGTCACGTTTGACGCGGATTTACGCCTTCAGCATCTCGCTGGAGAAGTGGCATACGAGTTGGAATAGCGAAAAACTTGCAACGCAAAACATGCAAACCTATACTCTCACCGATTTAACCAACTACCATGCCAAATTTCATCAAGCGCTGGTGGTATGAACACAAGATGCTGAATGTTCAGCGATTCGCGCATGCGCATCGGAACATGCTCATCATTGTGTGCGACCCACGAGACGATACCATGTTCATTTCATATCGAGACAAGAACGTGACAGGGCGCGTGTCCTCTCAGGACGGCATTGATCATCGCGTTGTGCGCAATGTATTGAAGCATTCGACATTCAACCGCGAGATTGATCGCTTGCTTGGCGGAATCATCGACGTCTTGCGCACTCCTCTCGATATTGGAAACATGTTTTATTCATTCATTGACGGCGCTTTGTTCGCAATTACAAAAGCGCTGCACCAAGAAAAACACTATGGGAAGAAAAAAGAAGGTTGATACCCTTCCAGTGGAAGGGACGGAAGTAGCGGTTGACAACGCGGCTCCTGTCGAAGAGTCAGCTTTTGAGACTCCATCGGAAAAACCAGTTGAAAAAAAGCCGGCTGAAAAGGTTTTTGTTGAATCAAAGGGAAAGTTTACGCTTTTCCGCGTTGGTGATGGCTACGTCATCATGGATAACTGGAATCGTTTGATCGGGTCTGGTGATGATATCGAGGTTGGAACGCGCCTTTTGTACGGGTTGGCGCGATAGTCGCTATTTACAAGACAATTAAAATCTTCCGAATACACTTGGATGCCTCCTAGGGGGCTTTTCAGTGACATTTTCCGGAAGATTTTGTCACTGGAACCTCATAGGAAGCCTCCGAGTGTATCGGAGGTTTTTTGTAAAGGCTAAAGGCGGCCATATGCCTTTTTAAGCACAGCTCGAGCTTTTTAATCGAGCGCGAGGCTAAGCGCCTCGATAACAAATACTTTCCATGTCTAACGACATTCAAGCGCCTGAGACCGCTTCACAAGAAGTCCAGGATGTATTCAAGGAACTCGAATCTGAGGGATTTGAAATCTCAGGACGAGAACCAAAGGCTGAAGAACCGAAAGCTCCAGAAACTCCAAAAGAGCCGGAGAAGAAGGAAGAACAGCCAAAAGAACCTGAGGAATCTCCAGAAGTGGAGAACGAATCAGTTGAAGAAGAAAAAAAACCGGCAAAAACGGAACGTACGCCACGGTCTGTCCCTGTCGTGAAATACAACGAGGAACGCCACAAGCGACAAGACGCTGAAAGCCGCGCAATTGCTGCGGAAAAAGAAGCGCAGGAGCTACGAGCGAAACTCAATGTCCTTCCGGAAAAACCGACTGAGGCGCAATTGGATGACGTCAAAGAGACGGCTAAGGAACTCGCAGAAAAGCATGGTTTAGATGAGTCACTTGCAAACGATCTTGCAAACTCTATCGCAAAAATTGCATCAAAACGTGCAGTTTTACCGAAAGAAATCAACGAGCAGATTGAGGCATTGAAGCAGGCAAACCAACAGCTTGAGCGAGAGCGCTTAGAAAAGTCTCAAGAGGTCGCATTTGAAAACGAATTCGACTCCATCCTCAAAGAGTTTCCAGACCTTGCCGACCAGAAAAAGGAAATCAAGGAGCTCGCCTTTTCTGAAGAAAATATCAACACGTCGCTGCGACGTATCGCGCTCGAATACCTACACGACAATCCGAAGAAAGCTGGCCGAAAAACGGCAGAATCGCCAACGCCAAAGCGCAATAGCGAAAACTCTGAGAGCATTGATTTTTCATCGCTCACAGACGATCAAATTGACGCAATGAGTGGCGCGCAGCTTGACGCCTATATCGAGTGGGCAAAAGGCAAGAAATAGCGCAGCGGGGTGTGAGAGCTCTCATTTAACACTATGGCAAACGCACTCACTCCCCTTTCTCCAAAGTTTTGGAGCAAGATCATGGGTCGCAAGCGCTTTAAGACGACCGTCTATCGCGCAATCTGCTCGTCAGATGAACAAGCGACTCTCTCGTACGGCCAGATCGTTGATCGCCCGTACCGCTCGAACCTCGTTGTTGAAGACTACGTCAAAGGTACTGCCGCAACGGTGCAGGATCTCACGGCTGTGTCTGATACGCTTACGATCAACAAACAAAAGACGATTCTGATGTACATCGACGATGTCGATAAACTTCAGAACAAGTGGGACGCCGCTGCAGCGTGGGGCGAAGATGCAGGCAAGAAGCTCGGTGAAATCATCGACGCTGAAGTCATGTATGAAGTCGTCAACGCAACATCTGCGAACGTCATTGATGACGGGACGATGGGCGGGACGTCTGGCGCGCCGCACACGGTCACGACCTCCACGATCAGCAAGCTCGCTTCCAAGATCAATCTTGCTCTTGATAAGCAGAATGCAGACATGGAGCGCGCAAATCGCTTCTGGGTCCTCTCCCCGCAGTTGTTCGATGTTTTGTGGCAGTACATCGCCGGAAAGGAATCTATCCTCGGCGACAAGACGGGTGAATACGGCAGCGTTGGCCGCTGGGCTGGCTTGCAGCTGTACGTCAGCAACAACTTGACCGCCTCTGCAATCTGGACGCCGGCAAATAACCCGTCCAATGCAGACACGATCACGATCAGCGGCGTCACGTTTACCTTCGTTTCTACGATTGGGACAACGGCTGGCAACGTATTGCAGACGGTTGACCTTGCAACGACTCTCACGAACCTTGCGACATTGATCAACGCTCCGGGTACGACGACCGCCACCGGCGTCGCGTTCTCTGGTTCTGACCTTCGCACGGTGCAGCAGATGGTTGCATCTGCGGCAACGACCTACATCACGGTCTATCACAAGGGTCAGTCGTATTTGACGGTTACCGGATCGGACGCAGCTGATGTCTGGTCAAAGAAGACGCAGCACTCGCTTGCTGGCGTGAAGAAGGCGATTGACGTCGTTGTCCAGAAGGAACCAGACGTTGAAACGGCATCCACGGTTGCGAATGGCAAGCGCGGTATGAACGTCATGCCTCTCACGGTGTTCGGCATTAAGACCTTCAACCAAGGTCAAAACGAAATCGTCAACGTCAAAGTTGATTCCTCGTCGTTCTAGTCCACAAGCCGTTAATTCTTAACCGGCTTTGAAAACCGCTATGAACGAATATCCTAAAAAACTCGCTATTCACACAGCTGTTCTCGCTACGGCCTGCACGCTGCTTCTCTTCGTTGTTGGCACGACGCTTCTCCGTGATGTCGCCGCGCTCCAATCGAAGCTCTTTGCAGCTTCTACGGGTCTGCAGGGCGAGGATAAGCCGCTTGGCGGACTCATTCACAATACGCAGGAGTCTTTTGACGCCGGCTTAGCCGTGAATGGAACGTCATTTGTGGATAGCTCTCGCAATGTTTCCTCAACGAACCTGTACGTCTCAGGATCGTTGACGGGCAACGCAATGGCAAAAGTCGCGACAACGCTCTCGAGCTCAACGACAACGGCTGCGTATTTCCTGAATTCCTCAGGAAAGACGCGCATTGTTACCGGCGCTGGAGTTGTTGATCTCGGTACTGCTGCCAGTGTCGGATCAATTACATGGACCGCTGGTACATCTTCATATCCAGGCGTTTCGCCTGCGTATACAAAGGTGCTCAGCACAGTCCTTACGCGCGTGAATGGTGTGGATGTCATTACGACGACCTCGACAGCGCAAACGGCGTATTCGACATGGAAGAGCGGTGAGTATTTCGTCGTTAATTCCTCCACGACGACAAACTCGGGACAGGCGTTCGTTACCTATCTCGCGCCGTAGCTTGAACCTTCCCTCGCCTCCCCCTTCGGGGGGCGGGATGAGGGCTCACATCTAACATCTATGAACAAACTCAAAACATTCATTTTCAGCGCTGTGGCGGCAATCGTTGCATTCTCGCCTGCGCTACAAGCATCTGCCGCGACGTTGACGCTTGCGGATTGCTATAAGTCTCAAGGCAAGATTTTAGGCTCTGTGGCGTCTCGCGCGCCGCTTGCTACTCAGTTGGGTATTCTGAATTACAAAGGCACAGCGGCTCAAAATACGGCTTTGGCTGCGTCTCTTTGCGGTGGATCTACCATTGCAAAAAAGATCGCTGGCGTTTCTATCGGCGCTGCCGTTCCTTCGAACGCTGACTTGCCTGGTATCTACAACGCGACAACGACCGATCTTGTTTTGATGGATGGGTATGGGTCCGCTCTTGCCGTTGACCGAAATGGCCGGCTCATTACATCGCCATCTTCGACGTCTGCTGTTGGTGGCGTGTATTCTTCGTCCCCTTCCACACTTTCAAACGGCCAGTTCTCACAGTTTCAGCTTGATTCGCTCGGAAACATGCAGGTGAATCAGTACACGCGTGGAGCTGGTGAAGACTTGACTAATGACGTGATGAAAGTCGAGCAGCAGTTTTCTGGGTACACAACGACGACGAACGGGACAGCGCTCGCTGTAAAGTCTGGGACTGGATACATCGACACGATTCGTTTTAATCGAGGGACAAATGGGACAGAGTTGAAAGTTTATGACGCTTTGACGGTTACTGGCACTCCGGTTGAGGACATCTTGCTTGATGCAACATCGACGCCGTTTACGCAGCATGTCCACCGCATCTTGACGACCGGCATGACGCTCGTCGTATCAGGAAATCAAGCTCCATACATCACGCTTTCCTATCGCTAGTCTATGAAAAAGCTCCGTAAACTCGTCGCTTGGCTCGCTCTCGCCTCGTTTCTTACGGGGCTTTTTCCGTTGCCGACATTCGCCGCACGCTTCGCAGTTCGAGATATAAAGGCGAGTCTCAATTTCTCCGCATCAAGCGATAAGGTTGATGCTGGGACTGATTTTATTGGGACGGGGAATGTGACGGTGTGTGGATGGATTAAACCAACCGCGGCAGGCGGTGGCGGTGCTGGCCGAATTTTCGACAATGGAAGTACGAGCTTGGCCATTACAACATCGTCAGGCGTTCCACGTTTGCAGGCATCAAATGATGGAGGAACTACAACGAAATTAAGTGCCGCAGCGTCATTGACGTTCAATTCTTGGCAATTCATTTGCTATACGCGTTCATCGGCGAAGCTCGTTAATTTTCGCATCAATGGAGCTGCATCTGGCACGGCTGATCAAGATGCTGGGACGATCGGGGCGGCATCGACAAATACAATAATCGGTAACAAATCAGCTGGAAGTTTTCAGTTAATTTCAAAGCTCTCCCGTCTCCGCGTCTTCAACCGCATCCTCACCATCGCAGAACAGGACGCGCTGTATTACGGCATTGACCAACTTCCAAGCGACTACAAGACCTCAATGGTCGCTGAGTACCTTTCAAGCGAAGGTGCTGGAACGACCTTAAATGACACATCAGGCAATGGACACAACGGAACAATTACAGGAGCAACATTCGTATCCGACACCCCCTCAAAAGCTCGCTCTCTCGTCAACCCCAATCTCGTTAAAAACGGTGATTTTGAGTATGCGCCACCGTTTGTGGCGGGTACGAATACAGCTTCACGATGGATTGATGGCACCGCAGGAGGCTCAACGGTAAATAGTATTTTTAATTGGAGTTTGCCGTCAGCAGCTATTCTCGCAACAGCTAATGCTGGTTTTGATAGTTCTGTTAGCCATAGTGGGTCAAATAGCATGAGGCTCAGCACGCTCGATGCGACAGGTGTTATAACCGTTCAATCGGGTTCTCTAACATCTCCGCCATCCGCAACAGATATAGGCCGAATAATTTATCTACTTCCATCAACATCCTATACGCTCACAGGATGGGTTAGAACAAATAACTGCGCATCAAATAGTGCATTTATAGATGTACGTGAGTATTCAGCCGCATTGACAACGGTAACTACAAATTCTTCTAACAAACTTTCTGGAACGAATGCATGGACACAGGTTTCAGTTACGTTTACGACAAATGCATCCACTCGTTATGCGACGATTCTTTTGCGTAACAACGTCGCAGGAAACATCTCGGACGCTTGGTTCGACGACATCGTTCTTACTCCAACGACGGCATATCAGACGCAGAACCTTCTGCAATACACACAGTCGTTTGATAACGCCTATTGGACAAAGACACGAGCAAGCATTCCTGCTTCATACGTAACTGATCCGTTTGGAGGTACGAATGCACAGATCATCCACGAGGATAACACCGCTGGAGCCACGCACGTTGCATACAGAGCAACTCCTGGATTCACGGGATTGATGACAGCATCTTTGTATGTAAAAGCATCGAATCGAAGCTGGATTGCGCTTGCACCAAATGGCAGCTCAGTGGCGCGTTACTTCAATGTATTCACTGGCACGATTGGGAGCGGTGGTGGAGATTTGAGCTATGGGATGCAGTACGCAGGAAATGGCTGGTATCGCTGCTGGATTACGTATATCTCCGACGGCTCTCATCTTTACTATTACATTGCATCCGCATCCGGCACCGTTTCTTTCAACGGTCTTGATCAAGATTCTTTGTATATTTATGGAGCGCAAGTAGAGCGGGGAGCGCAGATGACGCCGTATCGACGCATTGACGCTACACCGTACAATCCAAACGGAAGATCAATCATAGCGCAGCAACAGAATCTACTTGCATATTCAGAAGCAATGAATGCTGGTTTGACGGCATCAGCTTATTCGCTCGCTGGCGGCTTGCTCACAGTTGCGGACAATCAATATGCAAATCCGGTGACTGGCGCCACAACGATGTCGAAACTCACGGCTGGGGCAGGTACGCAGATTCATGCGCTGCTCCAGACGACGACGTACAAGCCGAACACGACGTATACCCTTTCGGGTTATGTAAAGTACGTCAACAACCGCTGGGTTGCATTACGTATATTCGATGGCGTGAATACACCAGGCGCAAGTTTTGATCTAGTGAACGGCGTAAAAGGCACTCTCGGATCAGGTGTCATTGCGTCTATCACGCAAGTGGCTTCAGGCGTGTATTTCATCCAGATGACGGCTACGACTGCGGCGGGTGCTGGAACTGGGAATGCCGGATTTGCTCTCAATAACAGCGATACGGCAGGTCTTCAATCATGGACAGCGGCTGGAACGGAAAACAACGGCTTTACCAACTTCCAACTCGTTCAAGCGAATTGGGCTGGGCCGTACAAGGCGACGACGTTGACCCCATTCAATGAGAACGGCGTACGTAACGTCGTTGCGCAAGCTCAGAACCTTATTTATCCGTCTCAAGATTTCAACACGCGTTGGGCAAAGAGCAGCAATATCACGATCTCTTCAGCGGATACGATTGCACCAGATGGAACGCAGACGGCCGATACGGCGACGGTGAACACAACAGCATACGCGTCGGTCTCGTACCCTTCTGCAATCACGATTAACAAAAATGGAACGTACACCTTATCGTTTTGGGTGAAAGCAGGAACGACGAACGCGCCATATTTTGGCATCTACGACGGATCAACATGGGTTGCTACGTCTCAGAACGCGCAGGTTATTTCAGGACCAGGAAGCGTCGTACAGGTCACCGGGTCTTTGTACTCAGTTACCGGATTATCAACGACATCTTGGACGCGCGTAAGCGTTACACGCACCGGATATACCGGAAATTCGGCATACATCTTCATCTACCCGGACAACAGCTCAAGCGGAACTGCTGGCCACTCAATCAAACTCTGGGGTGCGCAATTTGTTCAAGCAAACTGGGCAGGCCCATATACGCCTACGACCGCATCCGTAGTCAACATCGGAAATATTCGCAATATCGTTTACTAGCTCTTTATGCCTGAACTCTCTCACTCAACAAAAATCACTGTCGGTCTCGCTATCGTATTTTTAGGCGTCTTATTCAACATCGGCTATTTCTACGCCAAGCAAGAAGCTCTTGCGGCGCGCGTCGAGGTACTCGAACGAGATCGTCAAAAAACGATTCAAATGAGCGAGGACATCGCGGTTATCAAAGAAAAGGTTGCAACGATGGACGGGAATCTGCAAGCAGTTCTTGGGAAGCTCCAATATTCAATTAAATAACTCTATGCAAATCGCTCAATCGTTCTGCCATGAAACGGTGCAGAAAATCAAGAAAAGTGCGCTCATTGCTGGCGGTGGTTTTCTCATCGCCGTTGTGCCGGTGTTGCTCAACGATCCGACCGTCGTGTCGTTTCTCCAAGCGCATCCGGTCGCAAGTCTCGCAGTCGGTTCGTTCGTTCCGTTCATCGTCAATACGGTGAAAGAGTGGTTGTCCGGTCAGGAATAGGCATCATGCCTCTTCCCCCGTCACTCGAAATGGGAAAGACGAGTGTCCCTCCAACTTCGGTTGGCGGGGGAGGAGGCAATCATGTGTCGTCTCTATCGCACTTTCAAACGCTGGCTCAAGGAAATCCGCGAGCTCTCCAGTAACCCCACGTATCGTCCGTTTCTCTAGGAGGTCGCCATGACGCTCGAAGAATGGAAGAAGAAGGAAGCCGAGAAGAACAAGCCGCCGCCTACGGTGAAGCGGCCTGCGTTCCACTCGTCGCATCACAATCCCTTCAGTTCCAACAAGAAGAAGCGGAAGGGCAAGTGAAAATTGAGTTCCCCGACGGACGCGAGGGCGTCTGCGGGCTCGCCGATTGGCACTTCTGGGAGCTGGTGGACGTCGCCCGTCTCGGTGCGGTGTCCATCACGCTCCACGTGAAGCTCAAGGACGGGAACGTCTGGCGTACGCTAGATATCCCGATTCTCGATGTTGCGGAGTTCTCGACGCGGTACGACCTAGGACAGCTCGTGCTGTTCAAGGAGGAGGAACATGCGCGTACGAGCTAGTGACGGACGAGTCGTTCGTCTTCTGCACTTTACCTTCAAGGAGAAGCACATCTCGCTTCTTCTCACGCTCCAGACGGAAGTTCCGAATATCAAGGTGGACGTTCGTGACGAAATCACGCACGCCTATCGGCAGATTCCGGTCTTCCAGCTCAATCTGGAACGCTCAGAGCTACACTTCCTCAACCCTGAGGCTGCGTAGCCTCATTTTTTACAACAAATCTATGAAATATAACCTCCAAATTATCCCGCACGTCTCAGATTCAAACTCCAGCCCTTTTATCGAGTTCAAACTCTTCTCTGACATGGCTGTTGAGGGAGATGCAGAGCTGAAAAACGCGACCATGACGTATTTTGATGGGATTACAGCAGAGCAGATTCGGACTTTTGGCGAGAACCTAATCGCTTCATACGAGGAAGAGCAGCGACAGGCAGAAGAAGCAAAGTTTATTCGCGCTCAGAAAGAAAGCGAAGTTACAAACGTGCTTAATGACGTTCCCTCTTCATTCAAAATTGACGGTACAACCGTTTCCGTATCTATCGGCTAACTATATGCCTGAAATCATTTTTGCAACGCCTGAAGACCTAAAACAGCCTGTTGGCGGTCTTGTCGTTGAGTCGCCGCAAGATGAAGACCACGTTCTTGGCGCAGAAGGCGCAACTGGACCGGATTTTGACGTTCTTGTCGATGACGGCCAATGGGCAAACTACGCGCCAAATCCGGAGCTCCAACGCAATCGCTTCGGTGATACGTACATGTGTGTGTCTTTTTCTGCAAACAATATCGCGGAATTTTTGGTAAAACGCCAGTATGACGAGTTCGTGAACTGGAGCGACATTTTTCTCGGCATTGGGTCTGGGACGATTCGAGGGAGCGGAAACGGGAAGCGCAAGGTTGCGGACTGGCGTCGCTTGAACGGGTACGTTTTAGAGTCGGACTATCCATATACGCAGGACATGACGCTTGATCAGGTGTATTCCCCTCTTTCCGCGTCCTTGCTTGCTCTTGGAAAGAAAAACCTCAATTTCTACTCGTTCCTGTACAAGTGGCTTGGCGATAATTCCGTGCAATCGCTCATGAATGGGCTCAAATATTCCCCGTTGCAGGTAGACGTTTCTGGATCGTATCGCATGGACGCGAACGGTTATGTTATTTGGGACGAGAGCAATCCGGTCTATGCGCATGAAGTCGCTATCTTTGGATATGAGTACGGCAAATGCTGGTACGTGTTCGATAGCGAGACGCTGCAATATCTCCGGTTTGCTTGGAATTATCCTTTTGGATCCCCAATGATTCACGCGGTTAAACGTAATATGCATATCGAAATCTTAAAAAAAAAGGGAGGTTCAGCTCTCTGTGTGAAAACATCTGGCGAGCCTTCTTTGATCGCGTTTAGCGGTGGCGACATTACGGCTGAAACGCTGTTTAAGTCGCTATATGGCATCTCAGACTTCAAGCAGATTCCAATCACGGAAGTCGCAGAATGGCCATATCCGATTAAGCACGTCTTCCATTCACAGGCGTACCAAGGCGAATAATAAACATCTATGACCGGCGCTGAGATTAAAACATTTTTCGAAGGACTCATTGACGATACGCTCGACGATACGTTGACGTATCAAATCATGAATAAGGCGAAAGATATCATCGAGGGCATGCGCGACTGGGAGATGCTGAAGAAGATGGATGCATCTCACGCCGCGTCAACATCCGCAATACCGCTTCCGATTGATTATCTTCGAACAATTGCGATGTTTGTTGGAAATGTCCCGATATATCAAATCCCATTTGAGCAATATCCTCTATTCGCAAACTCGTCTTTGCGATGGTATTTGTACTTTGGAAATTCGTCTTTTCGTCTTATTGGCCCGCCAACGGGGACGGTCAGCCATGTCTACATCAAGCAGACGGATGAAATCACGAGCACAACGTCCCCTGTCTGGCCCGCAAAGTTTCACAAACTTCTAGGATTACAAATGGCGACGGAATACTTTGCGATTGACCAAGGCGAACGAAGTATGACGTGGGACGATCGTTGGACTGTTCAAAAAAATATGCTCCTTGATTCCATGATTGATTGGGATGTGAGCCTTCAAAAACGGGCGGTAGAAAATGCCGTTCCATTGGATTTTGAGTCTGACTTCCCTCTTTCCATGATGTAAACCTATGCGCGATTTTCTTGTCACAGACTTCAAATACGGAATCATCAACGCTATTGAGCCGCAATCTATCCCGTCCGGCGCTTCTTCCGATTCGATGAACTGGATGACGAAGGGAGACAAGATCGAGTTATCGCGCGGGTCTCGCGTCGTAGGAACGGAAATCGCAGGCATTGGGCGCGTTACTGGTATACATACGTCATATAAGGCGGATGGGACGGAGGTATATTTTTGCACGTATGGAAAAAAAGTTTATACGACATCCGATGCAACAAATGGCCCTTGGACAGAAGTTGGAACGGATATGCTTGGAACGGCAGCAAGCGGCGAAGATGTCGAATTTTCAAACTACGCAACAAACGCAGGTGCGCAGTGCTGGCTGTCTTCTCCGAATAGCGGGCTGTTCAAAATCATGACGGCAAATCCGACAAGCTATACAGACATGTATAACTCGTCAAAGAACTTTAAGGGCTATATAAGCGTCTATCAAAACCGAATGTGGCTGTGGGGTCGAAAAGAAGACAAGACGGGCGTCTACGGCTCATATATTGACAATGCGGCATATACGATAGTGACCGCTGAAGCTCGCCATAATGGCGACGGAGCCACAAAGGTATTTTCAGGGACACTTTCTTTCAAAGGGGCCGGCGCGACGCGCACGTGCTTTGACGTGACCATCACGGACGGAACGGAAACATTTACGGATGACTACAACGGTGTTTTGACGGGGTCCGCTGGAGGAACCGGAACGATCAACTACACTACAGGAGGCTATTCTGTGACGTTTGCCGCGGCTCCGGTTGTTGGCGTCAACAACATTACGGCCACGTATCAATGGGAGGATTCAAATAACAAAGGCATTTCGGACTTTACAAAGTCAGCCACTCGTTTGGCCGGAGAGGGCTTTGTCTTTCGACAGGACGACGGCGGTGGCAAGTCGCAACTCATTTTGCCTCTTGGCAATACGATGTTCTGCTTCCATGAGTTTCGCGCATGGGCGCTTACGCTCACGAATACGGATACGAACGCGTCTAATGATATCTATCGTCACAGCGTTGGCATTCCGAGCCACCGCGCGGCGGTTGCTTCAAGCGTTGGTATTTTTTATATCGACGTTTCAGACAAATCAAAGCCTCGATTTCGCAAGCTCGTCCTCAATTCTGGATCGTCTGACGTCATTCCAGAGGACGTCACGACGAGTTTTGATTTTAGCGGATATCTTTTTGATGATTGCGAGATGAAGGAATGGAACGATTATATTGTTTTTAGCGCAAAGACAAGCGATTCAAACGTAAATAACGTGCTTTTCCTCTATCACAAGATTTGGAAAAGCCTTGATGTCCGAAATTACTACGTTGCTTGCACGACGATTGCACAGGGCGTTTTGCTTGCCGGTGAAAGCATCTCTAACAATGTCGTCACACTGTTCTCCGGATTCGATGATAGCGATGCGTTGATTGATAACTACTGGAAAGGTGACATTTCGAATCTACGGATTCCAGGCAATCTCAAGCGCGTCAAAATGCTCACGCTTGAGGGGGAGATTCAGTCAGGGCAAACGCTCGAGATATATGTCTCAACAGATCGCGGCTCTGACGTTCTCATCGGAGAAATCGACGGAGATGGGCCGTATGTTGACAAAGGTCAGCGCGTGCTCGTGGGTTCGAGCACGATTGGATCAAAAGAGATTGGCGGCGGCGGCGATGGCGTCGAGGCGTTTCACTATCTCCGCGAAATCCATTGGCGATCAGACAAGTTTGATGTTCGTCGCATTAAATATGTCGCCACGGGCATCGGATATGTATCCGTCACAAAGCAAATGGATCACGACGTCCGGCTCTATTCACCAAAAGTCCCATCAAAATACAGAATCTAAACCTATGAACATCAAACGCATCATTTTTAGCCTCATGATCGTCCTCACGGCGGTCGGTATGTCGTCGCCCGCTTATGCGGCGACGTACACAATTAAGCGCGGCGATACACTTTCGAAGATTGCGCAAACATACGGAACAAACGTTAGCGCACTTGCGCAAATAAATGGGATTAGTAATCCAAACGTCATTCAAGCTGGTTCTCAGCTAGAGATTCCAGACGCTCTTGGCGCGCAAATCCCTACGGTTGTCGCCGTATATCCAGACTCGCTTGCATCGCGAATCACCCCATCTGCAACGAGCTTTACGCTTACGCGAGGAACGGATAAACAACTTCGAAGTCTAAATGGTTTCTACGGATTCGTCATTGATGAAGGAACGACAAGCGAGGAGTTTTTGACCGCAAATTGCGTCGCTACGGCCTGCACAATCGTTGGGCGCGGCCTTGATGTTGTGGACGGAAAAACGGAAGTCACGGCGCTCAAATTTGAGCATCGCCGTGGCGCATCCGTGAAGATTTCAAACTTCCCGCAACTTGCGGTACTTTCGCGCATCTTGAACGGTCAGGAGTCTGCTTCTTCGACGTTCAGCATCGGAGACGGGACAACGGGCGCAAATAAAAAGCTGCGAGCAGATAACGGAACAACAAACCTTCCGTATCTACAATACAACGAGACGTCTCATTCTTGGCAGTATTCGGATGACGGCGTGAGCACGGTCAGCCTTTCAAGCGGAGCAGCCGGAGGCATTTCGGCGTCTACAACGAAAGGAACGTTTTTAACGAGCTCGCAGCTTGGCGTGAACGCATCTTCTACCGGATCTCTTGCATTTGATTCAAATGGCGCTTTATACGTCAGCCCGACGTTTGGAGCGGATAAAACGGTTACGGTGAACGGTCCAACGGTGATCGCCGGAGCTGCGACCTCGACTGGCGCATCGTTCCGCGTGACAGCTACGCCATCGAACGGGTACGATGTGGTCAATAAAAATTACAACGACTTGCAAATTGCTTACGGTCAAGCCACGGGAACAGCTCAAGTAGCGATCACTGCTGGTCAAGCTCTTTGGATGAGCGCAACGTCGTCGCAGATCATGGTGACGAATACAAACACCGCATCTTCCACGTTTCAGTTTATCGGTATTGCGTCTGCAGCGGCGTCTGCCGGATCGCAGGTGACATACACGAAACCTGGCGGGATTAACTGCAATCAATCCGGCCTCACGCCTGGCACTCAATACTATCTCAGTGGGACAGCCGGGCAGATTGCAACAACACCCGGCACATATTTTGCCCGCATTGGTACGTCTTTAACGGCAAATTGCGTGCTTGTCATGTCTCCAAAATACGTCGTAACCGGAACAACGACGATATCAGGAACCGGAACAACGACGATCAACGTCGGATTTTATCCATCGCACATTGAACTTCGCTCTGGGTGTGGTGATGGCCTTGCGCAGTCTGGATATGGGTTCAGTGTTGGAGATGAATCAAACAATTCAACGTATTTTGGCTATAACGCGACGAATTACATTGGAGGCGCTCGAACGACGGAAGCTATCGTCAATTATTGCAACACAGCAACGCGAACAGCTGGAACTATTAGCGCGCGGTCGCAGTACGGATTCTCTATCAATATCTCTTCCTACTCTAGCGTAAACTCAAATGTTCAGTACGTTGCATTTTCTGAATAATATCTATGGCCACATCCCCACTCAAAACAACAACGGAGACGCCGGCGCAGACTTTATTGCGCGTAGAGCAGCAGAATATCGCAAAAACGGGTTCTGCTACCCCTGTACCTGTTACGGGCTCCGTACAGGCAAATTCTACCCTTCCATCGGGGTATGGATCTGATTTGACTGGACGTATTTATCGCTACACACCAGACGGCAAGCTGAATACGGGAGCTACGCCGAATGCGCCGACGCCGCCAACGCCATCCGCTCCAACCACTCCCCCGACCGGCACAACGCCGCCTTCATCGAGCACAAGCGTGAAAAATGACAGCGCAACGACGCCACCTGTTTCATATTCGCCATCAACGATGTCTCGAGATGAATATCTCAAGCAATATGCGGTGGATGAAAATGCGATCAAGGAACAAGCAAGAAAAGACGCGCAGGCTCGCATTGATGCTGTCAATGCGATTTATGACGACATGGTGCGCAAGCAGACAGTTACAAACACGGCAAACGAAGGAAGCACGCGCGCGATCAACGCACGATCTGGTCTCATTGGCTCAGATTTTGGCGCGGCGAACGATGCAAATCAGCGCGCAGCCGGTGATGCGGCAATCAAAGGCGTCAACCTAGAGCGCGATGCGAAAATTACTGGTATTTTAGCGGAAATGAACAAGGATGTTGAGGCAAAAATCCAGTCTGAGCGCGAAAGAAAGAAAATGGATGCTGATTCGTACAACGCCTATCTGGAGAAGCAGCAAAGCAAGGCGAAGGACTACGTTACTCAGCTCGGACAAAATGGGATGAGTTTTGATCAGTTAAAAGAAAAAGATCCAAATGCCATTGCGCACCTCCTTGAGAACACTGGACTCACTGAAACGGAATTAGCCTTGCGGATGAATGCGGCAAATAAAACGGCAAATAAAATCGACTGGAAGGTTGATGTATCTGGCAATCACGTCATTGTATCCGGAGTAAATCCTGCGACAGGCAAACTCGAATATCACACGCAAGAAATACCTGCGGAATTTGCAAAAACGGATATCAAGGAAGTGAACGGTGAGCTTTGGTCTATTTCACCGGATGGAAAAACGGCAACAAAAATAGGCGGTCCAGGCCCTAAGCAAAATCTTCCATCGTCTGCCCAAGAATACGAGTATGCTGTGGCCCATGGGTACAAAGGAACGTATAACAATTACCAGAATGAGGACGCAAATCGGAAAGCTACTGTTAATGGAAATGGATCAGGTAGTACGCCTACGTCGTATAAAGAATGGCAACTCGCTGGAAGTCCGGGAACGTATGCGAGCTGGTTAAAATCCAGTGGTAAAGACACGAGCGGCCGTCCTTTGTCAGCTGCGCAGTCTCAGCTTTTGTCTGACGGCGCTCAAATGGAAGCCGTTCTAAATCCGATCAAGGATTTAGTGGAAAACAAGAAGAATCTATTTGGCCCAATTTCTGGTCTGAACGCCTTGAATCCGTACGATACGGAATCTAAGGTTGCGAGTGCAAAGCTGGAAACAGCGGCTCAAATGGTTGGTAAATACATGGAAGGCGGCGTCTTGCGACAAGAAGATGTTGCGAAGTATAAAAAAATGCTTCCACAAATCACGGATACGCCGGAGGTTGCAAAAGCAAAGCTCGAAAATGTACAAGGGATGCTCAAGGATAAGCAGCAGCAGTATATTCGCGACTATGCTGCTTCTGGTTTTGATGTGTCCAAGTTTGATGCTGGAAGCGCTCCAACAACTATTGAGCCAGCCGCGCCAACAAACGACGAAATCACTCAACTCCGAGCAGCTTTTCCCGGTATGAGTGACAAAGATATCTTAGACAGCTTGGGAAAAACTAATGACCTGAGCACGTCACAAAACGGCTCCCCATCTGTTGGGTCTTTGTCGGCAAGATTTGAGTCTAACGGTAACCCTGGAGCGATTGGGAAAGATAATACTGGTGGATGGAGCTATGGAACGTATCAGCTCGCGCATAACAACGCGAAGAGTTTTGTTGATCAGTCGCCATACGCGAAAGATTTTGCTGGAATCCCGTTTAACTCCCAAGAGTTTAGAGATAAATGGAAAGAAGTTGCGCAAAAAGATCCTGCCGGATTTGAGCAGGCGCAGCGTGGTTACATTGAAAAAACACATTTTGAACCTCAAAAGCAGATATTGGCACAATCTGGGATCAACGTAGATGACCTATCCCCCACGCTTAAAGACGTTATTTGGAGCACCGTCGTTCAACATGGGCCAAATACGCCGATCATTATCAACGCAATAAAGTCAATGAAAAAAGATGCGTCTGAGTCTGATTTGATTAAAAAAATATACGCGCTTCGCTGGGGAGGTGGTATGAATTTCTCTCGCAGCACGGACGATGTGAAAAAATCCGTGTATCAACGGTTTTTCGGAAAAAACGGAGAGCTTGCTACGGCTCTCTCTGAATTAAACTCTACTGGATAAAAATATGCCAACCCCTCAGGAAGTCCGTGCAAAGCTCATGGAAATTCGAGCGCGAAAAGCGTCTTCTCAAAATTCCGACCTTGGAAGCTCGCAGATCGCGCCATCTGATACATCTAGCCAAAAAGTAGATCCGGCGGCTGTACGGGCAAAATTAATGGAAATTCGGGCTGCTAAGTCCGCACAGGCGTCGCCACCACCTCAGCCATTAACTGATCCAGCGCCAACGTCCCAACCGGAACAGAATAAGTCTTGGCTTGATAAGGCAGAAGAATTGCATAAAAAATTTGATCCAGCTTCTGCCGTTGGAGATATGCTAACGGGGCAGCTCAAAGGTATAGCTGATACGGCATTAAGTGTCGCTAGTTCGGGTTCAAACATTTTAGAGAAAGGATATAACGCAACTATTGGTAAACTCACTGGGAAAAAGGCATTTCAAGGATCAAAATTTGCTGAGGATTCAAGAAATACGCCAGCTATACAGCCTGAAAATACGGCTCAAAAAATAGGGTTTGGAACTGAAAAAATTGGAGAGTTCCTTGCTCCAAGCGGAGCTGTATCAAAAGGGGCTAAAGTGGCAGAAGCTGCACTTGACGCATCAAAACTTCCTGCATTTCTTCGTGGAGCTGCAAAAGTTGTTGCAGGTGCAGGGCTTGAAGGAGCAGCAAACGCTGGAGTTACTGCGGCTCAAGGAGGGAGCACGAAGGACGTGGAGCAATCAGCCTTACTAGGAGCCGCATCTGCCACCGCTGGAAAGGCTATTGGGTCTATTGCTGATCGCCTTGGAAATTTTGTTTTTTCAAGAACGGTTCCGACGACAATAAATCAATCAGCAAAAGACTTTTCTAAGGGTCTAGATATAGGCGACTCTATTTCCAATACTGGCGTGTCTTTAACAAAAAAGTCTTTATTGCAAAAAATAAGGCAGCAAGCCGCTGGATTAGGAAAAGAACTTGATAGCAGCTTAGACGAACACATCGCAAATGGCGAAAATAAATTGGTATCAATTGACGATATCATCAATTCCGTAAAAACAAAGCTAGATGATAAGACTTTAGGAAAAAAAATGCAGATTTCGCCTGTAGACGTCTCATCTGCAAGAGATGCCGTATTGAGTCGCTTAGATGAATATAAAAAAATGTACGAAGATACTCCATTAAATGTTAAAAATCTTCAAGAAATTAAAGTCAGCCTCGGAGACGGTTTAGAATCAACGTATAAAAAAGCATTAGATGCTCCAATGAAGGCAAAAGCCCTAACGGATGTAGTCGTTCGGTCTCAGATAAGAAAAAGCATTGAGGAGGCTGTGCCATCTGTAAATGGATTGAATAAACAGCTTGCTCCACTTTTAGAGGCGGAAAAAAGAATCGTAAGCAAAGGTGACTACAGCGGGTATTTAACAGATATCATTGCTGGAGGGTTTGCGGCTGGAAATATAGGAGATATTGTATCCGATCCTGTAAAGTATTTTAAGAATTTCGCACTCGGCGTTGTGGCAAAAAGGCTTGGGACATCAACCGCCGCAAAAACAACCGGAGGCGTTGTCCTAAAGAGCATCGGAAAAATCGTATCTAGCCCAGCCTTTCTTCAAGCTATAAATCGAGCTGTACACCTCTCTTCAAAGAACGAATCTATTCCTGATACCAACGAACCAAAGAAACAAGAATAGAGATCGCGCCTAGAATCAAAAGCGCGCTCCACACTCCGGAATCGTGCAGCCATTTCCCTGCACGATTTTGCCAATCATTTTTTTCTTCCAATCCTGCATCGGTATCTTTACGATCGCTATCAAGCATATTTTTATTTAGAATTAGACAGTTTTTTAAGTATCCATCCGTTTTTGCTACCAAATTGAATTTTTATCCAATCCCCTTTTTGATCTAGTAATTCGTATTGTTTCTTAATAGTTGTATTTCCTAGAATCTTTGATCTGAACGACCCCGTAGAGCGCACATTGATACGTCTAGAAGTGGTAACGAATTTCTTTGTTGGTTCGATCTTTTTCGATCTAATCTCTTTGAGTTTATCTATAACGGAATTTGCGGCGGAAGCGCCATTTGAATATTCATCTGCCAAATTTCGTCTGATCGGTTCAGACGGCGCTGGAGTGGCAGGACTCTGCACTAAAAGCGAGCAAGTCGTTTTTGTTGAGTTGAACTGATACCCAGCGAGGCACACGCAGCTCTTGGTGACCGGATCGTATTTTGACGTTGGCCCAATTTTGTTTTCGCACTGCGTTTCATAGAATGCGTCAGAATAAATCGTTGTATCTACGGGAACCTGAACCGTAGAAGGATTTGAGATGGGCTGATAAAGATTCACGGAATTGATCAGATTCGACATGCACTGATCGTATTCCTGTTTTTGTTTGGTATATGCATCAGCCTGTCGCTGACAATTGTCTATTTGAGCCTGGCACGCCCCGGAAAGCCCCTGACGAGCGCAAGAGGCTCTTACGTCGTCTACTAGACAGTCTGTGGCGTAAAACGGAGCACATGAGATTTTAATACTAGTGGAATCCGAACGACACGAGTCCATAGACGAGTATAAAACGCTACTCCCCGTCCATCCGTCGTAACAGACCACTGATCCATCATAATCGGACCCCGCTGCGCAATTTACTCCACCGTGTCCAGAGCACGCGCCGGACGATGCCAACGCAGCAGAAGCGAAACATAGTCCAAAAAGCACGAAAGCAGCGCGGAAGATTTTTTGCATATCGCATTCAAATAGCCATAAAAATAGGCTTTTGTCAATAGTATACACCATGACGTCTTGCGCGGATCGAAAAATCGTAAAATGCAAACAAAAAAACCCAGCATTTTGCTGGGTTTTGTGCATTAGCACTTCTTTCCGCCCTTCCCCTTTTTCTTTGCCATGCGTTTGAAATACCCGGCTTATTTGCCGATATTACCTTTCAATTTTACTCGTGAGATGAAATAGGTTGCAAATTTCACATTGATAAATGCGCAAAAAAATATGCGACTGTTTCATTCGCATATTCCGTGCCGTCTGAGCTGTCTTTTTGTCGTAACACGGCTTTCCTGACTGGCAGTATGTTAGTGCAACTCTTTGATTTTTTGGTGGTCGCGATTTCAAAAATCTATTTCGTATCCTCATATTTGCTAAAGATAAACATACGAACATCACTCCGATTACCATTCCCCCTAGAACCACGACGCCGCAGAAGATGAGCAGTCCTACAATTAAAATCGTCATACGCATCGCACATGATATTTGCAGTTATTAGCCAGATGCCCATCGCAAGAGCGAGAAGGTTTGCTTCAAGAGAATGAGCGGGGACACCCCAATCCAACACCCACAAGATGAGTGTGGGGATTAGAAGGATGAAGTCGAACATAGCTATTTATTCAGCTCCTCAAGTTCCACACGCATTGAATATGCCTTATCCGACTCTTCTTTCAATCGTGCTTTTACCTGCTCCGTCGTTGACCCATCTGGCATCGTGAATGATGCGATAGCGGGTGAGCGGTTGTCTTTAATATTTACATACGCACTTCCATCATCCCAATAGTACGTCTTGCTCCCGTCTGAGTTTTTCTTGATATACCGGATGAAATACGCGGGTCGCGTCATAACGATGTTTTTTTTTGGATGGTGTTTTGTCATGCGATTTAGCTAAGATGAGAATTAGAGTAGGTATAAAAACCATGAAAAGTCCGCCTAAAAATATTAATGAAGGTTTCATATTCTATTTCGTGTGAGAGGAGTCGAATACAGAAAGCAATCTTTCGGAGATGCCTGCGTCCGTTTCAAGCAAACCAAATGCTCCCAGTTTTCTTTTCAGCTTCTCCCTCAACTCCGCTCTGTCTCTGCGGATGGCTTCGGAGATCAGATTCTCAATCCGTCTCCGTGCTTCGCTCTTGGGGATTGAACCAGCACGAGTGAGATCACGGATGAGAGTGTCGATTGTGTCTGGCGTCTTCGCTGATTCTTCCTCCGCAAACTCCTTCCCACACTTTGAACACCAAAACCCACGTTTCTTGTCTTTTGAACGTACGAGTGGTTCTGCGTTACAGCATTGGCTGAGGGGAGACATATTATTTGACGATATACCAACCACTCACTGAATGAGCTTTTTCAAATTCACGGTGACAAAAACCACATCTCCACGACTCATATTCAATCCTACCGATATGCCATCCAAAAAAGTGAAAGATCGGCTTACGCACTGTATGAAGCGTAACAGCGCAATCCGTCGGACAAGAACAAAGTCCTACCATATATTTTTCTTTCATTCATCCGTGAAGGTTCACGGGGTTAAGAGTTCAGGATTCTCGTAAATGTTGCCGATGACTTCTAAGTCTGTCTTCTCTCCCTCTTCGATGCCGTCGTCGTTCAACCCAGAGTTGATTCCGTCTGAGATCCCACTTTTCTCTGGATTTACGCAGTGAAGTACAAGCTGCCATTGGCTAAAAATCCATTCAACCGTAGCGTTGTAATTCGGCTTGCCCTTATCAATGAATGGGTAACAATCGCATGTCACAACATCCCCCTCAAAAATCTCCTTCCCGTTTTTGTCGAGGAGACCGGTGAATTGCATGAGGGCGACACGTTCTTTATCAAAATCAAAGAACATATACCAACCCTTTGCGTCCTCTTTAAGCTCATAATCTTCTCCGATCGGATCGTCTTCATCGAAAGAGAGCCAGCATTTTTTCTCTTTATCCCACGCTCTGAATTTTATTTGTCGCATATCATATCATTCCGCCGAGGCGGTGGGGTTAAGATTCTTTTACAGAGTAAATAATTGCCGCTAGTGAATAGCCGCAAGCCAACACCGTCATCCACGCATCGAGCTCCGGTTTATGCAGCAACGCTGCTTGGTTTGATAGGATGAAAACGAGTATTGCGATAAGCGCGTACCATCGAGAATTTGTCATAAATAGTTTTACCGACGCGGTGGGGGTTAGAGTTTTTTTAGCCTCTCTAAAACGTCTTGCGATGTGTGGCCGTCAAAGAACGGAGCACGGTCAAGTGTTATAGCAAAATCAGCTTCTTGCCACCTATTCATAGGGATGTGGTATGTAATTTGCCGACCTTCTTTTTCACCGATTCCGAGCAAGAACCAATCCTCATATCGTGACCCATCAGAATGAACCTTTGCTCGCCAGACTCTATGCGGTGATTCTGGGCTCTGCGACTCTTCTTGTTCGAGGAAGCGGCACAACGTAATAAAAAGACTAATGCGATGATCGTATAACTCATCAAACGTATGATATCCATCGCTAGGACTCCGCATGATGCCTTCAACCGTTACCGCTTCGCGTCGATCAGACGGAGCGTGCTCATCCGTTGTTTTTGTGACGCGCATATTTGCTCCATAAAGTGTGATCTTATCCATACATTGTATAAAAATCCGTGAAGGGTCACGGGGTTAGGTTCTTACGGATTGTTGAGAATAGATACTCCGACAGGTAAGCACGAGCTTCCGTCTCCTTGATGAGATTCTTGTGCTCCGCAATGGAATCGACCATGTGGCTTACTTCGTGCACGAGTATTTTAAGATGGTTTTCATCGTCCTTCCAATCACGAAAGTGATATATTATTTCTAGCTCCTTGTCTCTGACGAGCGATCCGGCTTCTTTTTCCAATAGCCACGGGAGACTTTCGTGCTTTAGCCAGAAATCCATCGTTTCAGTGCGTACCCGTTGTTTCTTCATCAGATATTCAACCTCCGACTTTGTCTTTGCACCCACCATAATCATGATGTCTGTCATGTACAGTGGGATCGAGAAGAAGATCGAATAGTAGTCCTGCTTCTTTTTCTTCATAGTTATTTACGTGGGGATGAGCTTTGAGGCTTCGAGGTCTAGTCGCGGTTCCATATTACGATTTTGATTGTTTAAATGCTTGTTCCGCACTTAGGCGGCATTTGTCGCAAAAGAATGTTACGGGGTTCAAGCCGCTCTGCACATCTTCCAATAGTTCTTGGTCAATTTTTTTATCACACGCCTCACATTGTACAAACTTTCCACTAAACTCTTTATCTATTACATGTCGCCAATGGCGCGTTTTACAGCATGGAGTGACTTTCATACCCATTTCAAATAATCTTTAACGGCGGAGATGGCGTCATTATGCGCCATAATTGATAGATATCTACTTGGATCTGCACCTTCCCAGAATCGTAACTTCATCTCCTCTATCCCTTCAATCCGTTCAAGTAAGGCAATATAGGAATCGAGGAGATGTGGAGCAAAAGCAACTAGTTCGGCTGTTTCTTTCTCTGCGCAATGCCCGTCCACACCTCCTCCGAGCAGGAAAATATCGTGTCCGCACTCGTTTTTAATACTAACACCGTGTGCAAGGGTATCTCCATCTTGCGCGAGTTCTGATCGGTACAGTTCCCACGGAAGAGTCTTTATCTTCGCTCGTAGGTCTTTGAGTTGTTGGAGGGTCATATCATTTCTTCCAATATTTTATCGTGTAGACGAGGTGCGAAGCACTGTTGAATAGAAGTGTTTTCAACTCAATGCGCCTTATCCATTGATACCACCTTGTTTCATTAAGACGCTCAAACATTCTTTCGATGCTATCTGCGGTCGCCCGCATCTCTTCTTCACGAGATACGGTTAATTGATATGATTGTTCATCTACTTTTAGTTCAATCATATTTTTCTTTTCATTGACGGATGAATTTCTTTGATAAGATTTTCGCATTGTTCGCATGGAGAATCCGAGTGCGCGACCTTACAATAATTTCGTATAGTCATTGGGTCTGGAGGAAGATAAACGCAATATCTATTTACACTCATCCGCTCACCTTTTTCTTTGGGCATACTTTTTCTTCTTCCATATATTTTTCATTATTTATTTCGAGCTTCAAGCATTTCATCGGCAAGCAGATAGGCCATGGATGATATTTTTTCTGACAAGATTCTTCGGCTCAAACATGTGACGTCGTCTCCCCGTGCCAACATTCCCGTCAACGCCGCCATCGCAAATTGATCGCGGAGCTGCATTCGGTATTCTTCTGCGTCATGTGTAGTGTATGAGGCTTTTGACATATCTGGGTTAGCAAAAGATGTTGCATTTTCATGCCCCTCAAAACATCGGCATTGCGCGTCTCCATGACATACAAGGCAACTTAATTTTTCTTTCATATATTTTGCGTTATTACAGACGCGGCGGGGGTGGGTTAGAGCGTCTCTTGAAGGCGATGAATTAATTTTTGTACATCTTCTTTTGAAAGAACTGCGAATAACTGCTCATTCTCAAAAAGTCCATCACGACCTGCGCAATCAAAATCAAGAGGGACATCTTCTCCTTTTTCTGCTTTATTGCATTGCGTTACATAATCATCGCTATTAGCACATTCAACCTCAACGCCTAATCCTTGAACAACAAAATCTCCAGCGTAACCTTCTTGACTGACGTAGCTGCTTTCCTTAATCGCCAAGCCACTAAAAACGCATGGTTCGTATTTAGCGAAGACGACACCAGGAGGAAGATCCAAAAACTCTTTGCGATTAATAATTTTCATATCGTTGTATAAAAATCCGTGAAAGCGTCACGGTGGCGCGAGTTAGAGAATGAGCAGAGCGAATCGCGGTAGCGGCATAGAAATGGCAAAGTGAAGCCAGAGTGCATAGGCAAACTGACAGCGTGACATCTCTTCCCCATCGAAAAAATGACTCTTCGGTGAGCTGCAGAATACATGTGAGACGTCTTTACCATCTCCCCAAGTGGCAAGACACGTCATGCAGATGTAACGGCACATGTGATCCCTCCTATTCCCGCCGACTGAGAACGAAACGGATGTCTTCGCACGCGTAGCGTATGCGTGTTACGCGATCCTTTAGCTACGATATTCGTTCTCATGCGGCGAAGGTGGACTCACCCTAGCTCTAGTCCACCAGCTTCACGTCGGGTTCTAGGTTTCTAACCGGCGCTACTCTTTTTCACTGCTTGCCTGCGGATTTCCCGCTCTCCATGCTCATGCTGGGTTTGTAGCCGTCGCAATGACGCTTGCCCGCTCTCGCAAGGCAACACCGCACGAACATGGGGAGCGAGGAACGATACAGTGAGAAACGTGGAGAAAGCTTGCGTACAAGCACACGCCGACTTACGTCGTATATCGTTCTTGCTCGCGAATCATTGCTGACCCGCTGGCGAGTGGAGAGATTCACTACCAACCGAATGGTTTAATAATATTTTCTGGAGAATCTCTGAAGAGCTGCTTCATATACTCCTCATCATAGCCAGCAATGCCACAGCCGACTTTTGTGAGCAAGAACTCTTTTTCAGGAAATAAGCTCGCGCGAAAATAAAGTTCCTCAATGCTATTCTGCAGCTCTCCTTCACTTCGCTTTTCCATATTCTGATCGAGAGTTGGGAAGGCGTAGCACTGTCCAGTCATGCCTTCACCAACTCCCCACTCAGCACTGAATAAGTCGTAGGCCTGTTTGGCAGCTCCGCCAAAATGGTTACCTAGAATATTTGAACCGAAAATGAATATTTGATTTGACCCTAGCCGTTCTATTCTTTCGGAAGTGTGCATACCTCAAGATTTTTGACATGCAACTGCATCCAATCTTCAACTTCATTTAACACGCGCTCAAATGCGGCGGCGTTTGCGGCGTATACGGCGCGACCGGCGTATGCGGCGGCGTATGCGGCGGCGTCTGCGGCGTCTGCGGCGTCTGCGGCGTCTGCGGCGTATGCG